CCTTAGCATCATCTAATACTTGTTGTAATGCTTCAGCTCTTTTGTCTGCAGCAATTGATCCTGCAGGAAATGTATTATCGGAAACAACAGACTCATTCGTATTACCAATGTTTATTGGTATAGGTGCTACAGGCTGATCAAATCCAACATCATCAAAATACTTCTGTGCATTATTCAATATTGCAGCTGCGCCAATACCAACCGCAACAGCTTCCCATGCAGAGTTTACTGACTTCACTTCTTCTTTATAGGTATCATTTATACTAGATGAACTTGGATATGGTTTCTCACCCTTCACTGATGTTGCCGCAAATGTAGTAGTGGCAGGCACAGATTCATGTTTTATTACAGGATCTAATCCAGATATTTCTACTTGTGCTTTACGTCCGGCAGGTGCATCATCTGAGCTAAAACCTTCACCTTCTGCACCTGATAATCCCTTGGGTTCTGGATATTTAATATCACCTCTATCGATAGAATCCTTTTTTAATACAACAGTAGTGGTATAATCTCCTTTCTGAGTAAACGAGTGTGTTGCAGATACTATGATATATCTACCACTTATCACACGATCATACACATTTTCTTTTTCTTCCATAGCTGCATAACCAGCTATAGGTATCTGAATAATTATAGTTTTGCCTGGAGATAGACCAGGATCTCCATATAATTTTACGGTATGTGTCATCTGATTCATGTTAGAAAGAATTGCATACTTCTTTCCAGAAAATCCGGGCATATGTTCATGAATATTAACTTCACCCTCATTGATTCTGGATAGATAATTAGTATTATAATATATATTATGAACAGCTAATACTGAATCAGACCCCATATCTATGCCCGCAGGTTTAAAATTAGGATGTATAACAGGATCTGTATCTACCATAGGTGGTTTATCAACTCCTGCATTATAATCTATGTAAGAGTATGATCTTTGTGTCCAATCCATAATATGAGTTCTTGATATATAAGCTCCTTCTTTATACCCCTTATATGGAGAAAATCCTAATTCCGAAGATAGTGATAGTATTCTCTGGCGTTCTTGTTTATATCTTTCATCTGTTCCTATTTCTTTATTGCTCTGGAATATTTGGAGATAAGAACCATAAATATTAGAGGATAGTATATCATTATATGATGTTATCATATGTTTAGAATATCTATCACCTCCAAAAACTTCATATGCAAAAAATGGAGCACCATTTACACTTATAGTACGGTCCAAAACTTGCTTTATTGCCGTAGATAAATTAACTTGAGGGGGGATAAATGTCATGATACCCAATGTAACATCATCCCTTACTTCCAACTTGCCTATACCAGTATTAGTTTCCTCTACGCCACACCTTTTATATACTTCTTTCAGAACATCTATGGTTTTCCCTTTCTGGATATCACCCATCTTTGTTAATTTTGATGAATACCCAAATGGTGAAATGGTTCTGATAGTATATACTTGAATATCAGACTTAGGCCGAGTGTATAATGGAAAATCTAGAACATACCATACTGTAGTGTATTTTGAGACTTCTTGAGAAGCACTATGTTTTCTTTTTCCAAGATTAAATTCAATTTTTTCATTGCCAGTTATATTCAACTGCTCCATTAAATTTACACCATCAACAATATCAAATTCAGCCATCAATGCTTGTTGAAATATCGATTCAGATATTCTTATCTTGCCGACCAGTGCTGTTATGTCAACCCTTCCTGAACCATCTGCAGGTGTTATGAAAATAGTTTTTTCATGGGCACCAGGATTTCTACCTACTTTATTTACTGGATTTACTTCAGCCATAGTTAATTACCTGTCCATCAAATCTTTAAATTGTTGTGCATAATCTTCAATATATGTGGGTTTGATATATCTTAGTTTCATTTTATCATCATTTAATGTTGATTCATACTCACGATTTGTGGTTTCAAGTATGTGTGTTCCTGTTGCAGTTTCACCTGTAGTAAAGTTAAGCCTTGTAAATTCTTCTCCATCTTTACCATAGTGGTGGGCTCCATTATATTCTTTTTCCAAAGAAAAATTCTGAATACCCGGATATTGGGTCAATATGGATCCAGTTGTTTGTCCCACAATATTTTCAATATCGTTGAAAGATCCAGTCATTCCAGTCAAAACAAATCTATTCATTATAAGGTCAATTTTCAATATTGTTCCTATTGCACCTGTCTGAGCTCCTACTATTTCTTCACCCACTTCAAATCCTTTGTTCCATATGAAATGATCTTGAGTTAGGCCAGAATTTGTTTCATCGTATCCAGTTAATACATGAGCGGGGTATTTAGCTATTATATAATCATTTAATACAACAGAAGACATAGGCCAACCATGCATACCTTCTAGAAGATGATCGTTCACCATAAAAAATGTCCAATAATATTGAGTATCTCCATATAGAATATATGAGACTTGATCAGGCCTTTCTCCATCAAGAATATCATAGAATTTATATCCATACCTATCTTGTGAAAAGTGGATATTAGATCGTGCATGTTTATATATGTCGTATATTATATTAACATCACTATCTGTTATATATCCCGCTTTAGGGAAATTTTTAAAAAAATTAGACATTGTTGTTAACTCCTAGTCTCTTTATCATACACCTTCACCCCATGTAAGAGATTGTATATCCTCTCTTGTTAACTGTTTTGTTTCTTTGAATGAAAGTGAAATAGTAGTTTTAACTGGTGCACCATTACTATGTACTGCATTGCCTGGATATGATACTGTACAACTTGTTAAATAAGATCGTGCAATACCCGGCATAAATTTGTTTATACCCAAGGATTCATTACTACCTGTAAGAAATCTAATATCCCACATATGTGGATAATCCATCAGGAATGCTTTATCACTATGTGACTCTGCATACATCCTATCACGAAATACTTCAGAAATATTGTGTATATTTATTGATTCATCAGGATTATTTGCTACAAGTGTGAATTCAAATGAATGCTCTCGAATTCCCATAGATTCAAATGCAGTTACAGAAGATGGATTTAACACTTGTTGTTTTTTATTATTTATTATTCCCCTTACCTGCTCACCTCCTGGGATAACACTAGTTATCAATTGTTCACTAACTAGCTTCGCAAGCGCGTCATCTGAGAGGGCAGCCATAGCATTTTTCTTAGATCCACTTAAACTTTCCGGATCAAGCACCCTACCCGTCATACCTGTTTCAAGATCACCATATCCTGCAGTATCGCCAAATGACATACTTTCTGGAGATGGCAAGAAAATTTGTCCATCTGGATCACTGGATCCCCCCAATCCTTTTAGTTTTATTGCTTGAAAAAGAATTATATTACCCAATTCATGCTCTAGTGTTGAAGGGTGGTCTAATATCTTTCCAAAACCAATAGAAGCTCCTCCTAGGTCCCCTTTAAAATTTTCAGCCATTTATTAATTCCTTATAAATATATTTGTTATGCATATTACTATTTATTTATAATGAAAACATATAAGGGTAAATATAAATTAAAACACCCCGCCAAATATGCGGGTGATACTACTAAAGTAGTATATAGATCCCATTGGGAAAGACAAGCATTTCGATGGTGTGAAGCTAATGATGCAATAGTTTCTTGGTCATCAGAAGAAGTTGTTGTTCCATATAGGTGTGGTACTGATAATAAAATACATAGATATTTTATAGACTTGAAACTAAAATTTACATCTGGAAAAATAATATTAGTTGAGATAAAACCAAAAAGTCAAACAGTTCCTCCGAAGAAGAAGAAAAGAAATACAAAGCGTTACTTAACCGAAGTTATGACTTATGTTAAAAATGAATCGAAATGGAAAGCGGCAACTCGATATGCTCAAGATAGAGGATACGTCTTTGAAATTTGGACAGAAGATACTTTAAAATCATTGGGTATTAAATTATTAGTATAAATATATACATGGCAAAAAAATATAATTCATTATTCGACAAATATTCATCGGCAGCAAAGAGGCGAGGTATAGAGCCACGATCTGCAGAATCCATTGCATGGTTTCAAGAAAAACTAAAAACACTATCGGGCAGAGAACGGAATAGAAACAAATTACTTGTAGATCCTGCATTAGAAAAAAACATTAGACATTATATCTATGGTTCAATGTATATGTATTTTTATGATCCAAAACATAAGAAGACATTACCATATTATGATAGATTTCCATTAGTGGTAGCTGTAGAACCCACGAAAAAGGGAGATGGATTTTATGGTATTAATCTACATTATTTACCTCCTGTTTTAAGAGCTCGAATGCTAGACGCACTATTAGACACTACTAATAACAAAAGATATAACGATACAACTAAAATGAAATTATCATATTCTATTTTAAAATCAGCATCTAAATTGAAATATTTCAAGCCATGTTTTAAACAATATTTAAATAAACATATTGTAGGTGCACCATCAAAAGTATCTGCAACAGAATGGGAAATGGCTGTGTTTTTACCAGTAGAACAGTTTAAAAAGGCAACTTCTTCGAAGGTTTGGTCTGATTCTCGTAAAATGATATAGGTATATAGAAATGGCAAAAGCTGCAACAGAAGATAATATAACATTTTTAAAGACACAATTAGATAGTGCCGGAGGGATAGCAAGGGGTAATCATTTTGAAATATCCTTTAAAACACCAAAGTTTCAAAATGAAGCAACACAAGGTTTCATTAATGCCACCTGTGAGTCTTTCTCTTTACCAGGAAGAGCAGTGCAGGTTGAAGAATTTGGAAGATATAATAGGCCTATAGGTGTAAGCACAGAAGATATAACAATAACATTTATCCTGACTAATGATTTTGGAATTTATAAATTATTTATGAATTGGATCAATACTGTAGTAAGTACTGACATTAACGGTAAAATAGAGGGTGAAGCTAAACCTAAAATACAATATAAAGATTCTTATAAAGCAGATATTGAACTACATCATTTAAATTTAAATGACGCTAAAAATCATACTATTAAATTAATAGATGCATATCCAACATCCGTGACAGATATAGAACTGTCTTCCTCCAATGATGATTATCTTAGAATGACTGTGGTTATGACATATTTGGATTATGAACATTATGATCACAAACCAGAAATGCCAAAACTAGTTGCAGCAGCAATTACTTCTGGTGCTAATGTTCAATATACTCCTAATAATATATCACCGGAGGCTATGAGTAATTCATCAGCATATGCTGACAGAAATATTTTACCAACACCTGATTTTGATCCGTCACAATATCAGAGTAAGTTGTACGGAATATCTTCTATACCATGGGATATAACAGAAGATATTGGTAATCAAGTTGATAAAAGAGTAAAGTCTATAAAAACTGCGGTAACACAATCAATTCAAAGAAATTTAGAAAATCAAATGAATACTATGAACAGAAGATTTTCTTCTACTATATCAACAATAACAAGTCCTATTGAAAATAGTATATCTAATGCAGTTAATCAAGCAAATGCGTTTATTAACGGCACCACAATGGCGGTTATGGATGTAACACTCAATCCTATTGTTGGATTTTTAGGAGGATTAGCAACTGCATTTGCAGATGAAGTTGATGATGCAGTTAATGCTGGATGGACAGCATTAGATTCTAAAACTCAAGCAGCAATTAAAAATGTAGCTAATAAAAAGTAGCTATGGCGAATGAAATTTTATATTAACATTATTATAGGAAAATATTATGGCATTACCAAGATTAGAATCAATAAAATATACATTAACAATACCTTCTACACAAGAGGAAATTGAATATCGTCCATATCTAGTAAAAGAAGAAAAGATATTGATGGTTGCATTAGAAACACAAGATCAGAAACAAATGATGATAGGATTAAGAGATGTTATATTATCATGTACCGAAGGAAGAGTAAATGTTGAGAAGCTTCCTTTGTTTGATATGGAATATATCTTTCTCAAGATTAGATCCAAATCAGTAGGTGAAGTTAGTAAAATAGGTATTAAATGTAATAAATGTGATTCCACAAATAAAGTGGAAATTGATTTAGAATCTGTAGAAGTAAATGGGGAAATAGAGCGAGAACATAAAATAGAATTGACCTCTGATATTGGTATGATGCTAAAGTATCCTCTGGTTGGTGCAATTAAAAAACAAATGACTGGATCAAATAAAAAATCAGATAATGATAATGCCATGGCTACTGTTATTGCATCTATAGATTATATCTATGATAAAGACTCTATGTATTCAGCTTCTGATGAAACAACAAAAAATTTAGTTGAGTTTATTGATTCATTAACTTCAGAGCAATTTTTAAAGATTACAAAGTTTTTTGAGAATATGCCTAAATTAGAGCATAATATTAAGTTCAAATGCCAGGATTGTAAGAAAAATAATGATATACATGTAGAAGGATTACAGAGTTTTTTCTAATAGGTCTCTCGCATGATAGTTTAGAAAATTATTATAAAACTAATTTTGCACTTGTAAAACATCATAACTATTCATTGACTGAACTTGATAATATGATACCATGGGAAAGAGAAGTTTATTTGTTATTATTGAATGAGTATATCAAAGAAGAAAATGAACGTATAAAGAATCAGAACCAAAAACGATGAATATGCGAGAGACCGATCGTAAGAAATAAGGATTAAAATGGAAGATAATACTAGTGGATCTATAGCTGAAATAACATCACAATTAAATAGTGAGAATTCCGATCGCTCTATAGAATTGAGAGAAAAATATATAGCTAATCTAGAGGAGATATCATTAAAATTGGGTGCGATGGAAGTAGCTACTAGTGATAATTTATCTAAGATAGAAGATGAATTAAAATCTGTAGTTGCATCTGAAAATACTGATGACAAACAGGAAAAACTTGATGCATTAGCGGATAAACGCAAGAAATTAGAAGAAACATTATCTGGTATTGAAAAACATTTATCTGAAACAACTAATATTCTTGAACGTGTTGCAACAAACACGAATAATTCTACTAATAGTTTAGAAGCTTCCACAGATACTTTTACTAATAGTTTAGAATCTTCCACAGATACTTTTACTAATAGTTTAGAATCTTCCACGAATAATTCTACTAATAGTTTAGAAGCTTCCAGTAGAAGTTTAGAAGCTTCCACAAGTGGAACAGATACTTCATCTACTTCATCTACTTCCACAAGTGGAACAGATACTTCATCTACTTCATCTACTTCATCTACTTCCACAAGTGGAACAGATACTTCTAGTAGGGGTTTGGAAACAGCTGAAGTTACTCCTCAAGATGTGGCTAGGAGTGAAGAATTTCTATCATCTATCTCTGAAATTTCTACAGATACTAATGAGCTCACTCTTGAAATGCTCGAAACCCTAGGTGGAGGTTTAGCTGTAGAACAACCAGCAGATGATCCGTCTGATGATAAAGCTGAGAGTAATAAAGAAAAAGAATGGGGTAGCTTCCGTGAAATGATTTCCAAGGGGATGGAAAAATTCTCAGATGGTTTGAAATCCTTGGGCAAAAAAATGGCAGATAACAAGGGTTCAATACTTGCAGGTGTTATTGGTTTAATGGCTGCATATAATCCTGAACTTGTTATGAAAGGAATGAAGTATGGAATAGAAGCCATTTTCAATATTCTGGAGGCTATAGATCATTTCATGAACGGTGAATTTCTTGAAGGATTCGGATCTCTATTTAAAAATATAGAGTTAGTGGGTGCAGGAATTGCATTTCTAGCAATAAAAATGTTTGGATTCAAAGATAGTATGGAATTCCTTGGAAACAAAATGAAAGACATGAGGGGATATCTTAAAAAAATGGGTCCCCGACTGATGGTTCGTATAATGCCTATGTTGACTGGAATAATGACTTCTGTCTCCGCAGCTTTAGCACCTATTGCAGCATCAGTAATGGCTTTCTTGGCACCAATTGGTGCAGCTATAATGGGATTTCTTGCACCAATTGGTGCAGCTTTAATGTCATTCTTTGCTCCTATTGCAGCATTCATAACAGGACCTGTATTACTAATTGGTGCAGCTATTGCACTGACATTGAAAAGTCTTTATGATGCATTCAAGAGTGCCCTGAATGTTTTCAACAATACAGGATCTATATTATCCAGTTTGATAGATTTTTCTTCAACATTTTTCTCAACCCTAATCGGTCTCCCCCTAGATTTATTGAAGGACTCTATTTCATGGTTATTGGATGCATTTGGTGCCACAGACGCATCTAAACAACTAGACTCATTTTCATTCACAGATTTTATAAAATCATTCATAGAGGGGTTTTATCAAAAATTAGTTGTTTTATTCAATGATATAACAGAATTCTTTGCAGGACCTATCAGAGCTATTTCGATGGGTATCTCTAACTTATTCAGTGGATTATACTCTATATTTGTACAACCTATTGTTACCCTATTCAACGATATTGCTAATTTCTTTGCAGGACCTATAAGAACTATTTCCATGGGTATTGGAAACATATTCAACGGGCTTTATGATATTTTTGTACAACCTATTGTATCACTGATCTCAGATATAGGCTCTTTCTTTGCAGGACCTATAACAAATATATCTAGTTTTATAATAGGTATAATGAAAAATTTATTGAATATAATGACAACCCCATTTGAATTATTATTCAATACTATATCTGATATTTTTGACTTTGACTTTATTAATGCAATTAAAAAATCTATACCGGGTGCTGCGGCAGTATTAGATTTCTTGGGTATAGAATCAGATGCTCCAGAGGAAAAGACCAAGAAAGAAAAATCTATACAAAGAGGGAAAGAGTTTTCAGAAGCTGAAGATAAAGTGATACAAGCTGAGAAAAAATTAAAAAAAGTTAATGCAGAAGAAGGAAGTATGTCATTTGAGTCTGTTGATGCAGAAGAAGATTTAATAGAGGCCCAATATGCAATGAATGACTTAATGAAAAAGTTTTATGCAGAAGAAATAGAAGATAGAAAAGCAGGTCATGCAGAGCAGGGTGTAGAGAAGTCTGATAGAGAAATAGAATTTGAAATGGCCAAAGAACAAGGTATGGTGAGTGGAAATTATAAAGAATCAAGGGATAAAAAGATGCATTCCTTGAGTCAATATGCAGATTACAAGCAAGATATAAGTGGGGGTGCAGAGGAAACTTTTAAAGACAATATGGTAAGAGATGTTGATCGTTTTGAAACAGATAAAGTTAAACAAGAAAGTGCTTTGAGGGTTGAGAAAGAGCGAAGAACGAATACAACTTATGATAACACCAAAGAGATGTTGAATAATGATTCTGAAAATAAAGCAGCTGGAGCTACAGCAATAGTTACCAATATATCAAGCCCTAGTAGTGGAGGTAACACTTCAAATGTTTCTTCATCAAATGTTTCTATACAAAATAACAATTCTCCAGATCGCACGATGCAAGATTTTGTAAATCCACCTAATTTTTGGTAAATCGAATATGCCACCAGTTGCAAGAGGTAAAGGAAAGGATTCAGTTAAAACCAATCATAAATGTACAGCAATGACCAAAACTTCAGATTTTTCTACTAATGTTATTGTCAATTCTATAGGAGTTCATAGAAAAAGTGATAAAAATGCAGTACATACTTATAAGGTGGGTGATAAGTGTCCCCCACATCAAACTGCCATTAGCGTAGGATCTATTACGGTATTTGCAAATAGTTTGGGAGTAGCAAGAATAGGAGATAAATACACCGGTGGTGAAGAAGTAAATTCAGGATCATCGAATGTTTTTTCAGGATAATAATTTTTTATATAAATAAAGATATGAATACACGAACACTCTCATCCAAATCATCAGTAGCATTACTCAATGTAACTAGGACTGTTCCTTTCGCTGATTTCGATATTCGTATGAGATCACATCCTAATCATGGAGATATAATTACTCTGATCGATATAGCGGCTATTCGTTACTCGATTCGCCATATTTTATTAACATCATATAATACTAAACCATTTCAGCCTGAGTTTGGTTCGGCAATGCCTCAGTATTTATTTGAAAATGATGGCCCTTTCATAAGATATCTTATGGAATCAGAAATGAAAACTTCTATAAACGCATTAGAACCTAGGGTTAATGTTTCGTCCATCGATCTTGAAATGGATGCTACAGGCAACTCATACAATATAAATTTAAATCTTACAATAGTACAAACTGGAGTTGATATTTCACTCCCGATGTCATTAGAGAGAACTAGATAAAACTATGGCTATAATAAATTCAATGGACTTGGATTTCCTAGATATAAAGGAAAATTTCAAAGAATATTTACAATCTAATAATGCATTTAATTCATATGATTTTGAAGGCTCTGGTATTAATACATTATTAGATATACTTGCATACAATACCCAAAATAATGCAATGCTAGCTCATACCAATGCAAATGAGATGTTTTTAGATTCTTCTCAATTAAGACAAAATGTTGTTTCTCATGCCAAAGGTATGGGATATATTCCTTCTTCTTCCCAATGTTCAGAGGGGGTTGTCGATATCACAGTAGCACTATCATCTTCTGATAATGGTTCTACTATAACACTGGTCAAGGGATCAGTATTTGCAACTAAAATAGACAACAAACAGTATGAATTTGTTACTGATAAATCATATTCCACATTAGTTGATACTAATAGCTTAGGAAAATTCACTAATGTTGTTTTAAAACAAGGAACTGTTAAGTCTCAAGTTTTTATAGTTGATGGTTCCGATTCACAAAAATTTCGTATATTTGATAAAAACATAGATATATCTACATTAGCTATTAATGTTCGTGTAAATTCTACTTCTACTGATAAAATTAAGTATCAATATTATGAGAATATTAATGATATTACTGCAGATACCAAAGTATTTTTTGTGCAGGAAAATCATTTTGGGGAGTATGAATTTTATTTTGGTGATAATGTAATAGGCTTTAAACCTGTGGTCGGTAATATTGTTGAAGTAGAGTATATTTCAACCTTAGGACCAGCTGGCAATAGAGCAAAAACATTTACTACATCTACATCCATCGGTGGTTCTAGTTCAATGGTGATCACGCTTTCAGCTGGATTCACTCATTCACAAAAGGGTGGAAATAAAGAAGGTATAGCATCAATAAAGCATAGGGCATCTAAACATTATGCAACACAAAACAGAGCTGTAACGGCAGAAGATTATAAATCCCTTGTGCTAAAAAACTATACTTCCATAGAAGACATATCAATATGGGGAGGGGAGAGTAATGAACCCCCTGTATATGGTAAAGTTTTTATATCAGCTAAACCATTTACGGGTGAATTACTTTCAGAAAATTTCAAGAGTACTATTTTAACGACATTGAAGTCTAAAAATGTTGGATCTATTACACCCGAATTTGTTGATCCAGATTTCACATTTGTTGCTCTTGACATATCATTTAAATATAATCCAGATGTGACAACTAAAACAATAAGTGAATTAATAAATAATGTTAAGAATGCTGTAATTGTTTATAATGATGTGAATCTTGAAAAATATGATGGAGTTCTTAGATATTCTAATTTATTGTCCGCTATCGATAAGTCTGATGATTCAATCATCAATACTTGGATAAAATTAAAAATGTATAAGTATCTTGTTCCTAATACTGGAATAAGTTCAAATTATACTATAAAGTTTTCGGGTCCTATATATCTAAACAAAAACGAATCATCTACAATAACATCAAGTGTTTTTGAATATCAAGCTAAAAATGCAATGTTTTCTGATGTGCTAATATCATCTTCTAGTTATAATAGAAAAGTTATAATAATAGATTCAGATACTGGTGATATATTAAATGCAAATGCAGGAACAATATATCCTGAAACTGGTGTTATTGAATTGAAATCAGTATTCTTAGCTAAATATACTCAAATAAAAATAACATGTTTACCAAATTCTAACGACATAGCACCAAAATTCAATCAATTAGTAAGTATGGATATGGTCGATATAACTGTACAGGGAGAAGAAGATACCCTTATTACTAAGGGACCATCTGCAGCATCCACATATACAACATTTTCTAGACATTAATATATGAAAAGACATAATTTAGAATCTACGGGTATAAAGGGATTAATTCCAGAATCCCTAATAAGTGATGCAAATGCTCTTATAATATTTATTGCAGAATATTATAATTTTCTAAATCAAGAAGGCCATGGTTCATCATGGGTTATAAATGAATTACTCAATAACCAAGATGTTGATCATGCGCTAGATTCATTTGTAGAACTTATTAAAGCCGAGTCTGGAACAATAATACCAGATTATGCTGTAGCAGATAAAAGAAAGTTCTACAAACATATAAATGAATTATATTTATCCAAAGGTTCTATTGATTCATACAAATTGCTTTTTCGTGTTTTATTCGGCGTTGAAATAGAAATAGGACTTCCTAAAGAAAATCTTTTAATTACGAGTGATGGTAAGTGGGTTCAAGAGAAATCACTATTTGTTGAAGTATCTTATCATGATCCATTTTCTATTGTAGGAAGCATTGTTTCTGTAATTTCTGCAGACGGCACTTCTAATATCAAATTAGAAGTGCCTAGAATTAAACACCAAACAGATTATCTATATGAATTCAGTATATCTAACTTCATTGGTACTATATATGAAGGATATAAAATATATTATAATGATATTTTTATAGGATCTGTTAAAGAATCTTTAAATGCAGTATCTATCAATGCTACGGGTAAAAACTTTAAAGTTGGACAGCTGATAGATGTATCAAGAATATCAGAAGAAGAATCTACATTAAATTTGGACGATTCATATTCGAATCAATATGATAATAATGATTTACATACTTCTGTAATAAACAATTATGTAAGAGTAGTGGATTCTGGTTATATCAGATTAAATAATGGTGTTAGACAACTATTCAAAGAAACATATATATCACCTCTAAGTAAAATTAAAGTCAATGCAGTTGACTATAATGGAGGTATAACAAAGATATCTTTTCTAGATTTTGGTACTGGATATGATGAGAATTATAATATACAGATAATACCATTGGAGAGTGATTATAAGATAACATATCTAGCTGAAACATATGAAAGTAATATTTATGAATTAGCGCAGATATCAGATAATGGATCAATACAATTAAATTCAGAAGTTCCAATATTATTTGGCGAAGAGCATGTGGTTGATAATAATGAATTGTCTAATATAGGTATAATAAAAAGTAATGATAAACTAGTAGAATCTATAAATAATCCTAATAGAGCTATAGTAACATTTACAAACAATTCTGTTGCAAAATATCAAGGATCACATATTACCAATGATGGATTTGTATCTGACAGTATACGACTCCAAGATAATTACTATTATCAAGCATATTCATATGATATAAAATCTGAAATAGATATATCTAGATATAAGAATATAATATCTAAACTAATTCATCCTGCTGGGATGATAATGTTTGGGCAAATAATACTTAATAATGTTATTGATGCCACAGCCATTAGGGAATTGGCTAGATATTTTAATAATAAAGTCAACGAAATTGTATCTATCAACGATGCTAAATATTTTCATTTTACAAAAGCACCGTTTGTTGATGAAGTAATATTAAATGTGCCATATAGTGAATTTTTTCGATATCATTTTAATGGAATGTTGATAATTCCATTAGCTGATGCAATAAATACAGTAGATAGTGGTAATGTTCAAATGAATCCATATGCAATTGAATATTTTGGTGAAGACTATACAGACTCATATGTAGCAACAATATAAATTAATATAAAGAGAAATCAGGAGTAGCAATGAACACAAAAGAAGTTTTAAAGGTGACGGGAGAGATGTATATAAAAGTTTTTAATTCAGAAGGTGAATTAAAAGAAAAGGTACATGTTCCTAATTTAGTAGTAACAAGTGGTAGGGAGTGGATAGCTTCTCGTATCACAGCAACACCCGACACTGCTATGACATCAGTAGCTTTGGGATCTGATAATACTACACCAGTTGTGGGTGATTTAGCATTGACAACAGAACTAGATAGAGCAAATATAACATCCCAGATCGCTGTTAATAATATAACAACATATGAGTCTACATTTGCTGCAGGAGTTGGAACAGGTGCAATAACAGAAGCAGGTATTTTCAATTCTACTGCTGCTAGTTCTGGTACTATGTTATGTCGTACCATATTCAACGTGGTAAATAAATCAGCTACTGATATAATGACTATAAGTTGGTCAATCACTATTTCATAATATATATAAGAGTAATCAAATATGCCTGCTGTTATAACACCCCTATTTCATCATAATATAGCTAGAACTATATATGAGGGGATAGAAACAAAAAGATCCAGATATCACTATTTTATAGGAAAGGTATTACCGTGGATAGATGAAGTTAATGTTCCTGAAGTAGAAAATTCAATAGCCTATAAGAATGATATAAAAAACAATATAGTATCAACCAAAGAGATAACACTAGCTGATATTGCATATTCTGCTAGAATGATACCATGGGTGTCAGATAAAATATTTGCAATGTATGATGATATCAACACTGATTTAGAAAATAGTGATTTTTATACTATAACTGATCAATGGGAGTTATACAAGTGTATATACAATAATGATGGTGGCCCTTCTACATCCAAGCCAACAGGACAGGATACTTCATATATTACATTGAGTGATGGATATGTATGGAAATTTATGTCATATATTCCGTTGAGTATGCGTAATAAGTTTTTTGGATCTGGATATGTACCTGTTACTACTAGTGTTTCTAGTAACTATTTCACAGCAGGTTCTATAGATTCATACACTATAATTGCGGGTGGTTCAGGATATATCGTAGGTGAAACATATATTGAAATTGAGGGTGATGGTACTGGTGCAGAAATAGATTTAATAATAACCTCTGGCGAAATAGTAGATGTGTCCATTACTACTCCTGGTACTGGATACACATACGCTAATGTTATAATTACATCTGATGATGCAACAAGCTCAGCATCTGTAATTGCTAATCTAGGCGTAGGAACTATAGACACTGCACAAGCCACAGTTGAATTGGAATCTGTTGATGGTTCAATAAGTTTTGTTAAAGTAGAAAGTGGTGGTAATAATTACATCAATCCCGTTGTAGCTATAACAGGGGATGGAGTTGGCGCAACTGCAGAAGTTGTAACCTCTGGTGGTGTGATTTCATCAATAAATATAATATCTTATGGTTCTGGATATACATATGCGGATATTGTATTAACAGATGTATCAGCTTCTATGGGTGTTGGAGTTGTTCTTCGTGTTATTATAGCTCCCGTCGGTGGCCATGGTAGAAATTTACCAGAAGAATTGTATACAAATACTTTATGTTTTTTTGGATCATTAGAAAAAGAAACAAATCAAGGCATAGTAGTTGATAATGAATATAGACAGTTTGGAATAGTAAAAAATATAAACAATTATAATGCAGTAACAAGATTTAATGATACTAATGGTTCTTCATGTTTTCTGATAAGTTTTTCTGGTGGAATACTCAATACTGTTGTTTCAGATAATGAAATAAAAACATTAAATTCATCGAAAAGTTTTATAGTAGTAGGAACAACAGCTACAAACGATTTGCTAATATCATCTTTACTTGGAAAATCACCTTCTGTTGGAGAAACATATTATATAGGTGGAGATGAAGTGGGAATCATTACAGGTATTGTAGCTCCTACTATAGATAAAAAATCAGGCGAATTATTATTGATTGATAATAGGCCTGGATTTTCATCTTCAAGTGAACAATCTGTAACAATCAGAACATTTATTAAATTTTAAGATAAATAACAATATAACAAATTAAAAGAGATTATTCAATATGGCTATAAATTTTAATGTCGATCCATACTACGATGATTATGATCGTGATAAAAACTTTCATAAAATAATGTTCAAGCCCGGAACTGCGGTTCAAGCTCGAGAATTAACACAGATCCAATCAATATTGCATAATCAAGTAAAGGAATTTGGCGATAGTATCTATAAAGAAGGATCAGTTGTTACTGGTGGGGAACATACTATTGATGATAGTGCCTTTTATATAAATCTTCAGGCGACTGAGAATGATATTTCTGAAATAGTAGGAACTTATATTAAAGAGTCTACATCTAATAGATGGGGTATTGTTAAATTATATACTCCCAAAACTGAAGATACTTATGCTAAAATTTATGTGACATTTTTAAATGGCGAAATATACAAGCCTTTTATTGATAATACAGCAATTGCTGTATATTCTGATAAAACAGACTTAAATACTATATTATATACACTTACATCAGCTGCATCAGCAGCATCAGGCCCAGCCACACTATCTCATGTCAA